AGATACCACTGAGCTTTTCTAAGATCCTCCAAAGGGTTTGTTGATTGCTTGTCTTCATAACGCCAAATGTATTTCATGTTATTGCCTTTCAAGTACCCCTTGAAAGCTTCAGCACTCATTGAAGCTTCAATAGCATCAATACACTCAACATCACCGTCCTTGTAATGCTTTGGATTTATTGCATCGTTCATTTGATACCCGAATTATTATTTGTGGTTGGATAACCGTAGGCGTGTCGTAAAGACTGATCAGGAAAATCTTGTTCAAAAACCTGAACCTTGCCGCCTTTTTCAAGAAAGGCTTTTGTTTGTTCTTCGATCAGAGCAGATTCCTCTCTTTTCCCCAAAGCGGTTTTTTTCTTTGGGCGAACTCCGTCTTGTCTTTTGCCTGATACGCTCCAGTTTTTATAGTTTTCTCTAGAATCTTTTTTTTCCACAAGCTACTCCTTTATTGTAATTAATCCTTTTTCTACAAGAATACCCCAAGTTCTTTCTAAAGCTCTGAACTGATACTCCAATAGATCTTGCTTGGTTAAGTTTGTTTTGACTCTCCCATCAATAACATTGTGGCAGTCTGAGCATCCGTATACCGCAAAGTAATCTAGGGATTTGAGTGCCATGCCTTTTCTTGACGAGTTAAGATGACACAACACGGTAGTCTGGGTGTCATTGTTGCAGTGAGGGAATATCTGAAGGGTACACATCTCATCCCTTGCCGACTTTCTAATCGCATGTTTTGCCATAATAAGTCCCGCCTTTTGTTTTTTTCTTATTCTTCCTTAGAGTCCAAGGCTTGGCTAACAATTCGGCGGCTCCGTCCAATGATCTATCTGCGGAGGCATCCATATCTCGCCTCTTGTCTGCAAAAACCTTCCACTCTTCCTCTGTGCATTCACTTTTCAGCATTACGCTACCTCCCCCGTTGGGCTGTCTTTATCGACCCGAAGGTGGAAATTAAAAACGTCATAGCAATCGTACTCGCACACATCACTATCATCATTGCTATTGGAGCAATGGAGATGCAAATAAAGTTTTCCGTTAGTCGAGGGCCAAGATACAACATTCTGGTTCATGAGTTGAAGATCACTGCCGCAGTTTGGGCATTTAAATTCTCCAGAATCATTAGTTTTTGGTGTTTTCATTACGCTTCCTTTCTGTGTCTTCAAAAAACTTTTGTAGCTTTTTCTCCCTACAATCAGGGCATACGGTCACCAGTGGCGAACCTCTTAAATCTTTTTCGATCCACCGCTCATCTTTGTGGCAGTAATGACTTTCTAATTGTGCCATTACTTATAAGCCTCGTTGGCTTCAGTCTCAGGGTTATCTGGTAACCACCTTCCTTTGGAATCTCTGGCCCTAACCTTTGGCTCTGCTACTGACTTGTCAACATATGTCTGGGAAACAGCCTTGGCTAGAGATCTCTCTCGATTTTCGTTTGCTACTGCAAACGAGTCAGCTTCAGCTTGTTTTTTGCTGCGGAAAATACGGGTTAACCAATTAAACATCTTCTTCCTCCTTTAGTTGTTCTCTGACAATATCGTTAAAATCACTTAACTCTGAGTAAATGAGGTCTAGCAGTTGCTTGAAATCGTCAATGTCATCCTGATTCATGACGATTAAAGTCTTCTTATCCATATTCATAGTCCTGCGGTGACATCTCAGGCATGTGCGTAGCGTTCTTGCCTTCTGATGTCTGTTTCCTTGTTCTAAAAAACCCCTCATGTTCAGGGTGCTTCTTCATAAATCGTCTGGCATAGAATGCTGGGTGATTATTTCCTATCTTGAACTGGGTAACTCCATCACCGCCAGCGTCTTTTTCCCAGCGAATTCTTTCAAAGATAGCCTTTGCACTATAATTTTTATAGCCCCTGCTGATCATCTTAAAAGCAAACTCTTCAAACATTTCCCATACTTCTGGGTGTTTAAAATGATAAGCGGTTACCTGATCCCGCATTTCTTCAAGCCTATCCACCGAACTTCTTCCTTGCCCCTCCACCATAGACATGGGCGTGTCCTTCTTTAACCAACCAATCGTTAATTGATTTGCCCCCAGCGTACAATACGCCAAGATATCTGCCGTACTTGCCCTTCTCTTTAGTGCATATTTTTAGAGTTCCCTTCGCAAAGCTCTCTTCGCACATCTCTTTAAGTCGAGCTTTGGCGGCTAGACCCTTCTTTTTCTCAGCGAGGTTGCGAGTTCTCGACTCCCAAGCATTTATTCCCGCCATTCTCACCCTGATCTTTACCGTCAGATCAAAACCAAGATCAATACCAAGATCAACCGTATCTCCGTCAACAATCTTGATGATCTCTTTAACTTTGTAATAATAAAGATGGCTCATTTTTGGCATATTACGCTTACTCCTTATCTATTATTTTGCTATTAATCTTGAATAAAGTTCTGCGTTTTATTTTCGCCAACGCATTTCCAAACTCTAATTTTGTCGCCCTCCTTTCTTGTGACGGCCTTGTATCCTTGCAGAGCATTTATTCTTGAGGCAAGGGAGACTCTTTCACCTGAGTTTGCGACCAGAACTGAGTCACCGGCCTCCATCGCTGCACATATTTTTGCCCATCGACCTTTTACTCCACCCGCCGTGTTAGGGGTAACCTCAATCTTTTTTTCAATAGTGAAACCACATACTACTTTATTTGTTTTTGTAGACATTAATGACCTCCCAAATTTCTTTTCTAAACTGCTCTTCTTTTTGTATCGTTTTTATTCTGTAATCGAACCGCCGGTCTTTCTCCAACTCCTGACCGCTTGGGTACATATAGTCGCAAGGTGCGAGGGAGCGGAAATCTCTGGTGTGCCATCCCATTGGATAACGAATGTACACATCATCTTGCCATGCCATCTAAAAATCCCCGCCAATTGGCGGTGGAACCGCAAAGCCCATCTTCGCGGCTGTTATTATTAGATGGTCAATAAGAAAAGAGTATTCGTCCCGTTTGACCTGACTCGATCTTTTTGCTGGTCTTACCTTTGTCCCAAACTTTGTTTCTGATTCTTCAGACCCAAAAGCTATGCAGAGAATTTCTTCATGCATTTCGTCTGGTGTAAGCCCAGCCCACTCCGCAAACTCTCTGATCCATTTGCGATAATAATTTTCTTGAGGTCTGGTTCTCTCTTTAACAGTTTTTTCCGCTGTCACAGTGATAGAATCAACATCAAGTAAAAGCTTTAGCTCTTCGCTCTGGTCTGGAAAGAGTGAATTCAATCCAGCCAAAGTCGTAAGAACGTCAGTAGTTTCTCTCTTAAAACGGTATTTCAATTTCTTCACCAGATTCTGGGGGATGTTCAAGACTTGACTTATCAAAATCCTCAAGAGTTTCTTGAGCCTGTTTCTCCGCTAAAGCTCCTTGCAATCTTTCAAGATTAGCCTCCATCTGATCTGAAATAAAAACTGATGGACTGCCGCGCATATATTTCTGACCAGAATCTTTTGCCGTTTGCACCCAAAATCCCATATTTATATCAACACAAATTGGCTGCCCGTCCATTTGCTGGCTTCTCGCAACGTCAGTTATAGCCTCCAACATTTCTGCGTTAATTTGCATTTTCCCATCTTGAGTGGGTTGTTTTCCAGTTGCATCTTTTTTGCTGAAAATTGAAAAATACTCTCCCTTAGCTCTTCTGCTCATCTTACTTACCTCCATTTTTTGAAAGCTCTTCGCTTCTGTTTGTGAATTCTTCAACCAACCTCGCGTGAAGATTGCTGTCTTCAACCGACATCCTTTTAATATTCACAGCGTTATTTTTGTAAAAAGATCTAAGACCATCGACTGTCTCTTCCATCTTCATAAGTTCAATCATGCCATCAAAAACAACTTGGAGATCGTCCTCCTTAGTTTCTGGTGCTGACTCTTCAGCCTTGGGTTCTGGCTTTTCGGCTTTAACTATCGATACTGGTTTTGGTGCTGGTGGCTTGGAATTGATAGCGTTGTCCACTTCAAAGCTGCTTGCATATTCCCCTCCTGAGAGACCTGCCGCTGATAAAGCCCTGCCAATCGCGCTGGTGCAGCAATTCTCTAGCGCAGATGTCTTGTTCACTGGCCCTTGTCCTCGATACTCTTCTGCAAAATCGTTTGCAACCAGACTCCAGTTACCATCTCTCCAGACACTTATAGATGCCTTTACCAAAACCCGCTGGTCTGTTTGCTCTATGATTTCTGTCAAGATCTGACCCTCTACCCCTGCTGCACTTCTGAAAGCCTGCACTCTCTGGGCTACCATCGTGTAGCTTTTGCCCTTCAGGTTGACTTTATCTGCATCTGCAAGCGCAGCCACGTTTGCCATTGCTGTTTTTAAAATATCTTCCATGCTTACCTCTTTAGTTTTGTGATGAAAATGGGTTCTTTTTAAACCCTTTGAATTCTTTCCGCAGTGTGTCCGTGTTATTTTTTTTGTCGATCTGTTCTACAATTTCAATTGGCTCGAAAGCCAAAAATATTGTTATTGGCAGGTCAAGGAGAGGAGGCTTTTTAGTGGAAAACCTGCTATCCCTGATAACCATCTGTCCTTTTGAGAGTGTGAATGTGAGAGGTTGTGTGCTGATCTCCCAAACACCCATAACCTTTTCTCGTATTTTCGGATCGTTAGCTAACATCTAAAAGATCTCCTTGAAACTGATCGCAATACGCCGACACTCCACACCAATCTTGGGTGCATCGGGTCTTCTCCCCAACTCTCATCTCCACATAGTGGTTGTCATCCAAACCACCCAACATATCTTGAGCCAATTTATCGCTTTGATGCAGTTTCAACGCTGACTTCCTACCCTTCCGCATGACTGCGTAGACGGTAGGTTTTTCCCACATCTCTTCTGCGGAACATTCAATTAATTTTTGACCTGTCATTGCGTCAAAATCGGCATTCACATGCTTTTCCATTTGAGACTCGACATATCTGTCTTGCTCTGACTCGCTCCAAAGAGGGATGTTCAAAACGACAATCGGTGCGCTGGGATAGTTTCTTTCTTGCTCGGCTTTCCTTCTCTGCCAATCTCGTAAGATTGCAACAATCTGCAATTTCTTAACGGTCTGTCCCTTTGCCTTGCGAACAAGATAAGCGTAAGTGTTAAGCTGATTATCCCAAGCTGGTTTTGCGTTGATAACACTCCAGACAGATGTAACCTTAAAATCTGAGATAGTTACACCATCGCCCTCAACCTCTTGGATATCAATTGCACCGCTTAGTTTCCAGCCGTTCCATTGAGCAAATAACCTCTCCTCTGTAATTGCAGGAGAATCAACAGATTTAAGACTTTCTTCAAACATGTTATGTACAGATGTCCCAAACCTGCTCCAAACAAAATCAACAGCATCCTTACTTTGCTTGTCAGCGTGTTGTTTCTGAAGCTGAACCACGCGAGGGCTATCAATCAACTGGGTAACGCTGATTTGGGCATCGCCACGGCTGTAATCGCTAAAGGTTAAAGCGTCAACTACAAAGCTCGGCAACCCAAAATTATTGGTAATTTCCATTTACGAGGATTCTCCACTGGGGATATACTTGAACATCCTTATTCCTGTATTGCCGTCATTATCAAGTTCTTCAAGGAACGTAAACTGGTGAGGATCGTCTTCATTTTTTTGTCGCCACCTATAAGATTTGCTTCGCAACGCATGAAGCTTTCGCTGGACGTTATTTGATTTTATGAAAATTGATTGCCCGTCTTTCATCGTATCCATAACAAACCCAAGATCTTCTGGAAGCTTTTCTTTAGCTACTCTTGCCTTGATTTCATCGGGCATCATAACGTCTTCTATAATCAACATTTCATCTTTTGAATTTTCGTTCTGGATCATTTGCAAATTCTCCTCTAAACTTTTGAACTTTGAATCAAGTAGAGAATAATATATCATGCCTGAAAAAGAAACAAGAGAATATTCGTTCACGATTATGGGAGAGCCAGCTTCCAAAGCAAACTCTAGAAAAATAGTGCTTTTTGGCAAGCGTCCAGCCCTAATCAAATCAGATAAGGCAAGAAGGTATGAAAAGGCGTTTGAGTCGCAGTGTGAGGCTCTTGAGGAGCTATTTGAGGGAGATGTGGGGGTAGAGATGACTATCTACTACGCCAGCCGCAGACCGGATTTAGACGAAGCTGTTATTTTAGACTGTATGCAGAATTACATTTATGCAAATGATCGCCAAGTCAAAGAAAAGATTATCCGGCACGGTCTGGATAAAGAAAACCCTCATGCCGATATTCGAGTGTACAACTTGTGATTGAATTATTTGTGGCAATTTTAAATAGGTCTGCCAAAGACTTGGATAGCGATAGTGCTGATTTAAGAGCGCAGTCGCTTGATTATTTTCTATTAGATAACGAGGCTTTTATAAAAAGTTGCAAGGACTTTGCGATTGATTCAGATTTTATTATGGAGGAGGTAAAGAAGATCGCTGAAGAGAAAGGTTTTAGGAGGAAAAAATTAGTAGAGAACTTAATAATTAAAATAAGAGAGTATTTATAAGTTGCTACTTATATTTTTAAGGAAGCTGCTTTTTTTTAAGGGGCTACTTATGCAAGAGGTTTTGCAAAAATAACGGAGAAATTAAACTATGTCAAACGTAATGAAAAACTTTTTAAGCACCGTCAACGATAGTGCTAGGTATATTTGTCCACTTTGTTCAGACCAAAGAAAAAAGAAAAACGAAAGAACCTTATCGGTTTCAGTTGAAAATGATGGAATAAAATATACTTGTTGGCATTGTGCTGAGGCTGGGGGTTACACTTTCAAACAACTGAGGAACGAGGTTTCTAGACCTGCATCCCCCCCAGCACCACGCGCCATTTCTGTGCCAAAATCATCTGACTCAATAAATGTTGAAAATTATCTTTCTAGCAGGGGTATTAATTATTCACTAGTCAAAGATAAGTTTAAGGTTGTCGGGGCAAAAAAATATTTTAGCGCGAAAGGAGATATTCCAGCGGGAGAAGTTGATGCCATTGGATTCGTGTATGGCAACGATGAGGCAGTCAAATGGCGACCAACCGGAGACAAGAGGTTCATCCAAGACGGTGCGGCGCGTACTTTCTGGGGGATAGAGCAGATCAAGACAGGGGAGATGCCTGAAACGCTGGTTATTTGCGAGGGCGAGATAGACGCCTTATCTATTGCAACGGTAATGGATGATGTAGCTGTTACCTCTGTGCCAAATGGTGCGCCCAGCAAGATTAGCGATAAGAAGGTATCTCCTAGCGAGGATAAGAAGTTCTCCTACCTCTGGGACGCTAAGGATGTCCTGAAGGGCGTGAAAAAGATTATCTTGATGACCGACAAGGATGAGGCAGGCGAGGCTCTGAAGGAGGAGCTTGCGAGGCGCGTGGGAAGAGCCAAATGCTACGGTGTGAGCCTGTCAGAGGGCGAAAACGATGCCAATGATGTTCTGATGCGGTCTGGCCCAGAGAGGCTTAGAGAGATCATCGAGAACGCTCAGCCGCTGCCGTTGGACGGGGTCTATCAGGCAACTGACTACGCGGATCAAGTGCGGCACTTATACGATCATGGGATGATGAAAGGGGAATCAACGGGCATTGATTCTGTCGATAAGCTCTTTACGATAGCTCCGGGGCAGCTCTCCGTTGTCACCGGGATACCGGGGTCTGGCAAGTCTGAATTTATTGACCAGTTAATGATTAACCTTGCCCGAAACTCTGGCTGGAAGTTTGCTGTTGCATCGTTTGAAAACCCACCTGACCTGCACATCGCAAAGCTTGCCGAAAAGGTGTGCGGCAAATCATTCTTCAATAAAGATGACAGGATGAGCCGAGAGGGGATGGAGAAAAGCCTGAAGTTTGTCGATGACCATTTCATGTTTCTTGAGCAGAAGAGTGGTGACGCCACCACAGTCGATAGCATTTTAGACAGGATCAGCTCCAGTGTGCTGAGAAAAGGCGTGAGAGGGGCCGTAATCGACCCCTATAATTACATCGTTCAGGACGCAGG